CCTTAGCTCGCTGTGATTAACCTTAATGTGGGGAATGTCTTGCGTGTATTCTAGCGCGTAATCCCAAGCCACTGCTTTTGATTGGCTGAGATACGGGGCGATATAAGCCACCCTGACGTTAGGAAGATCAATGGTTAGCGCATCTCTGATAAGATCATTAACCGCAGCTACAGTCTTACCAAATCGCCTGTGAGCGACCAATACTGCAAAACGCTCTGATCTGTTATGAAACTCTCGCGCTTGTAGTCTTGGCGTGTAGTCAATTTCTATGACTTCCATTTGATGACAAACTCATGCTCGCCCTGTGCGCCAGATCCAGTAACCTGTAATGGCAGAACCTTTCCCATAAGAGCCATGAAAGCAGTTGGGTTTGCTTCTGCTTGCAGTTCCAGATAGGCAACCATGCCACGTTTACCACCGGCTAATTCAGCAGCCTCTAAGATCGCATCTTTTAAAAGCTTACTGTTTTTATTCTTAGCGCCTTTGGGTCTGCCCTTACCAGCAGCGGGCGGTTTACTTTTCACTATGTTAGTGTCGGCTTCAACTTCTGGTTGCATAAGTCCGTCCTTAGAGGGTGCGTCTATATGTTGTGTATAGTATGCTAAGAACCACTAAAAGAAAAGACCCCCCTCGTTGCAGTGCGTAACCTAGCCAGAGGGGGGAAGTTGAGCAGACAGAGGGTATGACGCCCAACTAAAAGACTATCACGCCTCAAATCGTTTTGCAAAACCTATTGCCTCGCGGTATGGCAACAAATCCTGATCGGTTACAAGGCCGCGCTCCACCAGAACTTCGCCCATCTTACCGTTGACCCAATTATCACCGACAGCTTCTCCGCGTTTAATTCTATCAGCATTGATCTTGTAAGTATCTGGCTTCCAAGGCCCAGAGGCAACGTCACGGCCACTGGCTTTATCAAAGCAACTTTTGATAGCTGCTGCTATGTCAGATGCTTTAGGCCATGAGCGCGAAGTATGAGCCGCTTTAATCTTTAATGCTGCACGTTCAAACGTACCGGCCAAATGATCTGGCGTAGTGTTGTTTGGAAATAGCTGATTTAAAGCTTTAGCCGTTACATCAATTTCATCCTGCTGTGCCGTTTCGCTGCTGCGCAAATGGCTAGGGATGGCATAGCTGCTTAACATGGCTGCAAGATGCCGCTTAATCATTTCCACTCTTTGACCATAATCCATTATACTGTCTCCCGTTTTGCTTGCTCAATATTTGTCATAGCTTTTTTGTAGCTATCAGATTTCTCACCATGAAGTGATTTAAAGAACCAATCAACCTCTATGCTCTGCCAACCCTTTTCTTCGCACATAGCCAATGCGTCAGATGGTTCACCACCGCCGACGAAGATCCACCGTAATTTCTCAGACAATCTTTTAGCAGCAGTTTCAGTAAGTGGTTTCTTGATAGACTTGCGATATGAGATGAAACTGTCAGCAGCTTCTTCATCCATCAACCAAGTAGATAAAATATCCCTAATATTATTACTTTGTTTTTTAACTGGTTTATTATCTGGTATAGGTTCGCCCTCTGGGGCCATTCCATTTGCCCTCTGGGTCAAATCCACTTGACCTACGGGGCAGTACCATTTTGTCCTATCGTAACCCGACTTATTAAATGTTCCTGAGATGATAAGACCAGCACTCTCAAGGGTAGACAATGCGGTTCTGATTTGCTTGCCAGAGAGATATGGAAACAGTTTTTCAAACGCCGCTATGCTGTTATATGTCCAGTAAGATCCCTCATGCAGATGGCGGTTGTTTGCAGCATTCTTCTCTGTCCAGAATAAAATGTTCTGATAAATAACAGCCGCGTTGACGCCTACAGCGCAAGCAATTGCTGGATTGAAAGTGTGATTTGACATCGTAACCCCTTTATTTTTTTGTGCCTATAGTGTATCAGGAGTTCTATTGTGTTCTCCAACACTGTTTACCCCTACGAACCGTCAGCATGACCAAGCTGGCGGTTCTATTATTTCTGGCGCTCAAAGTAATCTGACAAACGCTCTATTGTTTCGTAACGTATTTTGCCAACGCCATTTCGCACATTGTAAATAGTCCAGCGCGATAATCCAGTAGCATCTGCTATAGCTTGCACCTGACGATCACCAAGCATCTGCTGGATCTTATCAAGTCGGTACATTGTACTAGCTTCCATTTTTTTACTCCATAAATAATTATGGGGTTGTGCATAGACTACAATGCTGATAGGTACAACCCACAAAATGCAAGTAGGGGTACAAAATGCATAAACATCCAACACCAGCAGAGATCCAAGCTGCTATAGTTAAGGCTATGATTGAGATGGCTGTAAAAGAAAACATCTCAACGCATACTGTAAGCCGTATGATTAAGGCTGTAGAGACAGGCGTTAAAGCTGCAAACTTTCACCATGATTTGACCAAGGAGATTGCAGGATATGCAAGCTAATAAATTTCATCAGGCAATGGATCTTGTTGCTGAACTTAATAAATCGCACGGCGTAAAACAGCGCGGCGGCAAGCAATACACAGAGGTTGCCAAACGCGTAGAGGCGTTCCGCATGTCATTTGGCGGTGACTACGGTATCACGACTGAGATTGTGCATAATGATGGCAAGACGGTTATTGTGCGGGCTTTAATTGCTGATAAAGATGGTTTTGTAGTTGGATCTGGCCTTGCTGAAGAAATACGCGGATCATCACACATTACAAAAACGTCTGCTGTAGAAGTTTGCGAGACTTCTGCAATTGGGCGGGCGCTTGCCAGCATGGGTATGCATGGTGGGCAGTATGCATCATCAAATGAGATGGATGGCATTTCTCGCAAGGAAGCAGCACACGCTGAACAGTCTAAGCCAACAATGGAATTAGACATAGATGCCAGAGTAGATGCATCTATAGAATTTTACAAAAACTGCACCGCGTCAGCTTTTGAGAAGTTTGAGCCAAAATTTAAAAAGCTCATCAACAGCACAGGGATAACGTCAGATCAATATGACGCGCTCTTTGATGCAAACAATAACCGCAAATTGGAGCTAGGAATATGAAAGCGATTACTATCGTTGGGCGTCTTACCAAAGACAGTGAAGTTCGTGAGAACGACAGAGGGGGATTTGTCTCCTTTTCTGTCGCAGTTGACGATGGCTGGGGAGAAAACAAAGGCGTGATGTTCTTTGATGTATCGTACAACCGTCCACAGTTATCTCAGTATCTAAAAAAAGGTACGCAAGTAGCCGTGACAGGCGATCTAAAGACCCGTGAGTACAACGGCAAAACTTTTTTAGGTGTTAGGCCATCAGAAGTTAAGCTGCTTGGTGGGCGCTCTGCGGAGCCTGTAAAGTACACCGAACATCAAGCACCACCGCCCAATGATGTGGATGACGAAATCCCCTTTTAGGGGTCAATCAGGGGGTGGGTCAGGTTTGGCAATGGTGCATAAACTTGGCAGGAAGCCCACCCCCACAATTATGTGTTTAGGAGAAAGCAATGCAAAATAAAAAAGTTGAATGTTCTGTTGAAACAATAACACCAATTATTGCAGCAGAAATGCTGAAAAATAAAAACCCAAACAACAGAAAAGCAAATGCAATAAGTTTTGGAAAATATAAGCGTGATATGGCTTCTAATAATTGGCAGTTAAATGGCGAAACAATTTGCGTTGATTGGAATGGAATTTTAATGAACGGCCACCATAGGCTGCATAGCTGTGTTGCGGCAAACACACCGTTTCAAACAGTAGTGGTTAAAAACTTAGATCCAAAATGTGTGAAAACTATTGATAGTGGAAAGAAAAGATCATTTGCAGATCAATTAACAATGGACGGTGTAAAACACGCATCAAATATATCTGCTGCAATTATTTTTTTAGATCAGTTGGCACATCAATCTATAAAGAAAAGTGGTTTAACAAATACAGAAATGTATGCAATTCACAACAATCACCCCAAAATTGCAGATAGTATTCTAAGATGCAAAAATGCTTTTAGTCCAGCTACATCTTGGCTTCCTGCCGTTCATTACATTGGGTGTATTTTAGGAGAAGAAGCTGATGCAGAAGCATTTGTTGAAGTTTATGCTCATGGTCAAAAAACATATGAAAATGACGCTGCTCATTACGCAAGAGAGTGGTTGCTAAAAGATGCGTCAAGAAAAGTAGGCAAATCAGATATAGATTTTCGGAAAAAACTTTTCATTAAATCTTGGAATTTGTTTGTTACTAAAAAGCCTTTAACAAGATTAAGAATAGAACCAAACTTTGAATTAAAGGGCTTTACAAAAGAAGTCTTCAACGGTTCTTATGCCTAAAATTCAAGTACACCTAAAGAGCGGGCAGTTATTGCCCGTTTCTCAATACGATGCGCAGCGCATGGAAGATTTTGCTGATGGTCAAGTTTTCAACCTGACATCTACCGGCAAGAGATCCAACCCGCATCACAATCTCTATTGGGCGGCGCTTCGCAACGTATGTAAAGACACTGGCAAATGGCCCACCGAAAAACATCTGCACGATGAATTAAAATTTGCGTGTGGTTATTACAGCATGAAATACAATGAATTGGCTGAAGAATTTATGCGTATTCCAAGCAGCATTTCGTTTGACCAGATGAGCCAGCAAGACTTTATGAAATATTTTGAGGCAGCTATGGAAAAGCTGTCAGAGGCGATAGGATATGACCCGTTACACATACAGTAAAGAAAACAACGCCCGCGAAAAAGAATTGGCTGCAATCGTAAAAAAAGAAAAAAACTGCGAATGTGACCTTCAACTTAAATACAGCATTTTTGACGCTGTGGCCTATGACTTCAGCACAAGAAAGCCACATGCATTTATTGAGATGCGCGTAGTAAATTATGCGTTTGGGCAATTGCCAGAAATAATGATCCCAATGTCAAAGATAATTTTAGGTCAGCAGCAAACCCAACTTACTGGCGTAAAATCATTGTTCATGGTTTTTTGGTATAAATGCAAATCAGTGACTTATGTTGATATAAACAATATTGAGTGCAAGCCAGATTATCGGGTTACACCAAAAGGAATGAACCGCACGAACGATCCAAACGAAATAGAGGTTTGCCGATACGTTCCAAGCGAAGTTTTTAAAGTTATGGTTGATAACAGAACAGCAGGATTTCCAATTGCCTAACTTAGCAAATAAACCACCTCTGGGTCTGAAAAAACCCAAAGACAAAAAAAGCGTAAAATTTTTGCGTTGGGTTAGGGAACAGCCGTGCTGCGTCTGTGAGAGGTTTGGGGAAGTACAGCAAAGCGCCACCCAAGCCCATCACCCTATCCATGATCGTCACGGCACTGAGAAGCGCCCAGATACAAGTTGTATCCCTTTATGTGAAGGCCACCATCAGGGTCTTTTTGACACATCCAAAATCGCGCTTCATCGTGAACCAAAGCTGTGGCGCGAAACCTATGGGCCAGATTACAGCTACTCCCATTCAACCGAAATATAGAGAACCGGCCCCCGCTCAGGATGACAATACACTTTTCTGGCTCTGATGCTGTGAACCTGTTTGTCATCCAACACTACCTTCCCAACGATCCCGTCTAGCGCAGCCTTAACAATGTTATCCAGATCAGGCTTGCTCATATGACGTATGGCTCCATATTCAGCCTCTAGGCGTTTCATCTTGGGCCATGACTTGGGTATGTCCATGAAAGCCACCAGATCAACGTGTACGGGCCTGTCTGTCGGCTCTAGCCCGTGCTGCTTCATAGCTGACCATGCTGCTGCTTGAATGCGAGCCTCATATTCTTTTGTCTTTGGCGGGGTGTAGGTGTGACCAGTGCGCGTAAACCTTGGTCTGCCCTTTCCTTGGGGCTGTCCTGACACTTGGATCTCAACTTTATTCATGGCTGGATAATATTTTTTTTAATTTATTTGTCTACCCCCCCTTGAACTGTAGGCTATAAGCTACTATATACAATGTATAGACAACAAGGAGAACCCAAATGAACGGCATGTACACTTTCAACAAAGAAAACTGGTCAGGCGAAGAAGCAACTATTTTTGTTAAAAACAATTGCTTTGAATTTCACGGTTACAGCTTTGAGCTTGAAGCCCGCGAATATGATTTTAATGGCGAAAAAATCACAGATTACGTTGTACATGCAGACGATTGGGATTGCCCATTGTTTACTGTCAAAAATGACTGCCAAGGCGGGTTTTGGTGCGAGAACAACGGCATTGAGCGCCAAGGCGAAAACCCATTTATCGTAGCGGCGCAAGTCGCGTCTATGACAATTTAAAAAACAGGGGCTACGGCCCCGCAACGGCTAGGAGGCCAATATGATGACTACCGACCAAATCAAAACTGCAACTGACGCTGATTTAGCTGAGTGGATGGCAAACGCTGTCGCCACACAAAGCTGCACCGGCCATACCAAAGGCCACTTCAATGAAGTTGCAGCAAGCAATTACCGCGATGAGTTAATCAATCGGGGCCATGAGATCCCGACGATTGACTTCTGGGAATGCTTCAGAGGTGCAGATAGCAGCTACCGTGACAAGCTGTTTGAAACAGGAACCTATAACGGCAAAGGTTCATTCTAAAATAAATTGGGGCTTCGGCCCCTTTTTTTATGTTTAGGGGTTGCAATGTAGTCTATAGTCCCCTATATATAATTTATAGGCAACAAGGAGATGACCTGATGGAAAACGCAATGAACAACTTACTGGCCGCAATTAAATCTGATTACAGAAAATGGCATGGCCCCAACCCATGTGTTGTAAAAACCGATATGATAAATGAATTTGAAAATGGCCTGTCTTATAAGGTTGGCCCAAAGTATATCAAAATTACTACTAAAACCCGCCATCAAGAAATGGTTTGGGGTTTTGTGATGAAGGCAGATGACGCCAAGTTTCAAGCCGGTGACATTCTCAAGCCCGCCGGTTGGTCAGCACCAGCCCGCAATAAAGCGCGTGGCAATATTTTCGGTGAGTATAAAATTCAATGGACAGGCCCAAACTACTTGGTCTGATAATCAGGGGGCTACGGCCCCCACTACAGCGACAGGAGAACGCTATGAAACTTTATACGAACAACAAAGGCGAATGGGCTGGAACGCAAGCTGACGCTCGCAAGCGCTTTAAAAATGATATGAGAATTATTGAGGTTCCAACCGACAAGCCAAGCTTGCTGGCATTCCTCAACGAAAATCAAGTTGGCTCATTTGATGCTCTTGGCAGTAAGCCAGCCGATAACCAACTTTCCGATATGATGGGTGGCAATCCTTTAGACAGCTTTCCAGATGCCCCTTTAAGATTTAAGATGAGCCACGGCCCTGATGGTGATGTGCGCTTGTCACGGCAGAACCCAGACAGCCACCCGCACCGCTGGGATACTATTCGGGAATGTGCTGAGAAAGCATCCTTCAAGGATCTAGGCGTTGCTCTGGCAGTGTTAATGAACCGGCTGGATGAGGTGGCCGATCAAGTCTCATAATCCGTCAAGGTAACAACTGACAGCAGTCTTTACCCAAGAGTTTGCTATTAACTTAATTAGGTTTTTAGCAAACTTTTTTTCTTGATGCGTAGGCTGTAACGTGTATGATGTCAAACATGGTCAACAAGGAGAACGCCATGAGCTACAATTGCAAGAAATGTAAAGGAACGGGCCTTATCAGCTACTCACACCGGCACAACTGGTTTGATGACCGTGTAACCATCACAGAGGCTTGTGACTGCAACACAGGCCCAACCGATGCTGAAGTTGATATGCTTAACGCACGACTTAAATCTGCTTCTCTCTATGGCACGTTAGATGAGATCATAGAGATCGTGCAGGGCATCAAACACACCCCAACGCGCAACCAGCTATGGCGCAGCTATGGAGTTATCAATGACTAATTGGGTACAAGACATCATCATCACTGCGGCGATTGCTGCGGTGGTGTTAGGCTGGATCTTTGGCGTTAGCATGGGGTGGATGTAATGAATATTGCTGAACCAGTTTTTATGGCGTTTGTCATTTTCTCATCACCAGATGAATGCAAGGCGTTTTCTGAGTATTATGATCTTGAGCGGATATTTCTTCCTCAGTGCGTAGAGATGGGCGGTGAAGCAGATTACCGCCGCCCCATTCCAAACATCAAACCACGGCCACGGCCAGAACAAGGAGAACAACGTGGATAAATTTATGCATTACGTTTGCGACAGACTAGAAGCAATGATGAGAAATTCAGTAGAGCATGGGCCAGTAATCAATAAACTTACGAATAAAAGAGAAAAGTTTGTTTCGGTAGATGTGATTGACGAATTTCTACAAGAGATAATTCATAATCTTGGCGTCAACCAAAGGATAGAAAGAAAAAAAAGCGGGGAAATCTTTTTAGAGGATCTTCAAAATCAAATTAAAAACGGGCCGAAAAGGGGGAAATAATTGGAAACTTGGGCAGAAATCCGCAACCGCCACCAGCAAGAAAAGATTGCTTTGGTCAAATCACTCGCTGATGATTACACTTATGCAGAGGCTTCAAATATTCTGAAATGGGATGCTAAGAGCCTTGTTAGATTTTGCCATTATTGGCAGATCAATTTTAAACGCAGCCAAAAAGGGGGGTATATAAATGCAGAGCCTTACATCAGCCGATCACGCACATTTGCGGTTTCTGCGGGGGCAAGTAGATCGTTTGCAAGATGAAAGCTTTAGGCTAGATCCGCACCCTAACGTCAAACAAGATTTGGCTCGCGCCAGATCAGAATTAAAATCATTTATCTTATCGCTACAAAAAGAAGGAAAGAGCATTCATGGATGAAGCCACACTAGCCGCCAAAATGATGGAGATGGCAAAAGCAGAGATGAAGTATGTCAAGAGCAAAGAAAGCTGGGGAAACAACCCTAGCTGGGGCAATGCCGAGGAATATGAAAAAAAACAAAAACAAGGCGGGCGCTTAGGAAGGCCAAATGGCTTTAAGACCAAGATTAATGAGCGCCTAGAAAAAGGTATGACCACAGACGAAATTGTGGCAGAATTGAATTGCAGCCGTAACATCGTAAATCAGTACAGACGAAAACGGCGCTTAGAACAGAATGCTGCGCACTCCCACGCAGCATAGATGAAGGGTCAAACCTTCTCCCCCGTCACTACCTTCTCCTTGTGTGGTGGCGGGGTTTTTCGTGGGGCCAGCAAGTTCATCACAACCCTGTCACAGTTTCCTATGAGCCAGCCCCGACTTTTTCTTATGACCAATCCCTAACGGCAAAGCAAGGGCAAGCTTTTCTTGCATAGGAATTATGCCCAGATATTTCTTTGATGCTGGGAAACTTGGCGCTGTATTCTACAATTAACTCACGCAAAGCTGTCTCCTGCTCTGGCGTAAAGTTATCCAGAAAAGCATCGTCAGCACAGCCGCCACGACCACCCACTAGGCTTACCCCTATGGATGACTTGTTTCGGCCCCTACAGTGCGCTCCTGATTGCTCTACGGGCCTACCATAGCCCACTGAGCCATCGCGGTGAATGATTGCGTGATAGCCCACATTTCGCCAGCCGCGCTCCTCAACGTGCCAGCGCCTGATCTCTGCAACCACATCATCAACAGACCGATCAGCATACCAGCTTGGATTTGTTGCAGTGCAGTGAATTATAATCTCGTCAATCTTTCTCATTTGGTTAAGCCTTTCTGCTTTTCATATGTCCTAAGACCGCCAATTCCTAACATGCCGCCAAGAACAGTCAAAAGTGTTCCCATATCAAACTCTGGCAAAGGCGGGATTTCTGTTCCCGTTAAAGCTACAAAAAAAAGGGCAACAGGCTGACCAACAAAATGCCAACCAAAAGCAACCCCGCAGACCCAGCCAATGAAAGGACGCCAAGAACCTTTAAAAGCTGATCCACTTGCTGCTTCTGCTGCGTTGACTTGTATCTGAGCGAGGGCCAAGTCTTGCGCGTGTCTATCCGACATTGTGGCAATTTCGTGCGCGAGTTTTGCTTTCTCGTCGGCATCAGGAATGAACTTGTCTAAGAGGCCAGTGACCGGCGCTATCAGCTTATCAATCATTTCTCCGATCCCAGCCAAACGGCTATCGTTCCTGTCATCGCCCCGCTGACCACTGAAATCATTGCAGATTGCTGCGTTGACAAATCATCAAGGCTCATTCCCCACTCAATCACGCGGATATACATAATGGTCATAACAACCATCATAAAACGTGGCATGAGCTTGTATTGCAAAATCTTTTCAAAGGTATTCGCCATGTTACACCTCTATGTTTAACTTCGTTCCTTGCGGTCTATCCGCTGTAGTCTTGCGACCGAACCTATCATAAGTTTCGTTTAGATCAAATCTTTGCTTTGCGAGCGCCTCTAAATGGCTGTGGTTGGCCCTATGCTCTTTCTCCACCCTCTGCTCTACCAGATGCGTTTCTATCATCTCACGCGATCTGGTTTGCTGGTGAATGTCTGACTGCACGTTAAATGGAGCAGATCCTATTCCGCTTAAACCGTCAGCCATCTACCACCACCCAGCGCCTAAGCCTGTCAACCATGTGCCGCCGCCTATGATTGCTGCCAGCATCGCAAATAATAATATCAGCAGCAACGTTTCAAAAAAAGCTGCTTTGCGCTCTTGCTGTTTATACAGCGTTTCCTCGCGCTCTTTCTTAATCTTGCGCCGTAGCTCCACCATCTCACGCCATGTGCCATAGCCAAAGCGGTTATTCAGCATTTGCTGCAAGTCTTTCTCTTGCTCTGCCAGCTTCTTTTGGTGGATGATAATTTGAAGCGCCTCTTGCTCCACAGATCCAGATGAAAAAAGCTTAGTGAAGATAGGCGGGTTCTTACGCTGCTGTTCTGCGCGGCCAAGATCCGCTGCTGCGCCGTACCATTTGCCAAGCTGGCCCGCTACATCTTCTAGCTCACGGCCCGCATAAACCATTTTTTTGACAAGATTGTACGCTTGTGTCGCCCCAGCAATAGCTGTGATAGGATCAATCATGTATCACGCCCCACGATAATGTATCCCAAGCACTTAGCATCAGGATGTATTCTGTATATTTTTGGGTAATGGTAATAAAATGACGGGCGCGGGCAGCGATACCGGCAAGCCTTATACATGATCCCATGCGGAAACATTCCAAAGGCAATAGATGTAAGGGCGCAAATCATGGCCCAATCATATCACATTTTACTTGACAGCTAAATTCTGAATGTCGCGCCGCATCTCTTTTTGATCGTCGCGCATTTCTTTCAAAAGCTCATGCATCATATCTGTTTTTTGCTCAAGAAGTTTAATCTGAGATTTACTGGTTAGAAGATTGTTAATTATCCACCATGCTGATGCAGCGACAGCGCCCGATATGGCTATCAGAAAGCCCATATAATCTTCAATAAACTTCATTATTCGCGCCCTAATAACCATGAACCATCAGCTTGCTGTAATCACCAGAGAGTAACTTTCCTTTGACGTATTCAGAAAACTCTGGAGAACCTAACTTTAATCCGCTTTCTTTAAGCCACATTTCCGCAACAACAAAAGGAATTGAAGTAACGTGACGCATATCTGATTTACGGTTATGACCGTCTATTTGCTTTTCCTTGTTAAAATCCAAAATGGCGCTGACATCCTGAGAACGGTTTATAATCAGTTTGTCATCTTCTGTTTTATAGGAAGTATTAAGGCTTAGACTATCAGTCATTTTTTTTCTTCTTTGCCTTCTTAGGCTTTTCTTCTGCCCGCATGGCAAACTCTAATGACATCATTAGCTTTGCTTCTTCCGCTGAAACGTCAACAATGTCACCCATTTTTGCGCGCACACCATCAACAAACGGGCCTCTGTCAGTGATAATTTTAATCTTCATATCAACCTTCCATAAGAATAGAGGGGCATTGCTGCCCCCCTACTATGCCTTATTTAGCTTACATCAGCAATAACGCCGTGCGCTTTCTCTGAAGTAACCTGCAAACCCCACTCAGCAGAAATCAAGCGGCGCTCTGACAAACCAGTGCGGGCCAGAGGCTTCTGGTTAGCAGTTTGCAGATACGCAATTTCTGCGTAGCTTGGGTCAAGCACGAACACATCACGCGAGCGGATGTGACGGGCTGGAACAATTTGCAACTCACCAAAGTCTGAGATGTAAACATCAATTGCAGCGTTCAGCTTGCTATCTTCTGCTTCTTTGTAGCGCGTAGCGTTACCTGTGAAGGTAGAGATAGTTTGCTTCTGAGAAGATCCACAAAGGACGATTGAAGGTGTTGCACCTTCATCCCAACAATCAGCAATAACCCCCTTCAAGAGCGCTTCTGTGATTGCCCTTTGAGTACCGTCAGTTGCAGCAGCATTTGGATAACCAGATGTTCCTGATCCTGATGTAGTACCGTCTGCACCGCCAGTGCCTCGTGCAGCGTTAGTGGTTAAGAATGCTGGCAAACCAGCAGTAACGCGAGCCGTACCAGACGCCCCTGCATTTCCCGCTACATTTGACAGACACATCTTTTCCATGTCACGTTTCATTTCGGACAACTTATAGGCGACTTGCTTGGCTACTGTTTGAGCATTAGCAACACCATTAACTGCTTGGTTTGTATCAGAAACTTCTACAACCTTAGCGCTAATATTTGTATAATTGCCTTTTCTCACTGCGTTTGTTGGCGCAGAGTTAGATAGCCCAACATCACCCTCTATTTGGGTGTTTGTCGCTGCTGCGGCCAAATCTACTTCAGACCACTCAAAGTAAGTATTATCAACGCTGCGCGTTCCAATAGCACTCATAAAAACGGTTTCAGTAGGCGACACTGAGGCTAAGGCTTCAGATAAATCCTCGCGGATTGTTGAAACACTGTATGTTTCGTTTGTATTTGCAGTAACAGCCATTGCCGTATCCTTTCATTGCAAAAGTTAAGAGAGTAGAAAATTAGCAACATCATCAATGCCGCCTCTTTTCTGCATCTGCGCCCTCGCTTGTTTAGATTTTGTAACTTTCCCAGCCGTTGCTGCCCGCTTTGCTGCCGGTTTCACCACAGGACGCGCACCCTCTGCTTTTTTAGTAGCAGCGGTCTTGGTTTGCTGTAGCTCACGCCATTTCAAAGCATCGTTCAAGATCATAACTTCTTCAGCCGTTTTCACAGTAGAAATCTGCTCACTTGTCAGATCATAATGCTTCTTTGCCTTCGTAGTCATTTCTTTGATAAATACAGTGCGCTTTTCGGGATCAGCAAAATCAGGCATCCATTCCTGCAAACGCATGGCTTGCTGTTCAAGAAACTGATTGTGTTGCTGTTCTTCTTGAGCGCGTTGTTGTTGCGCAACATATTGAGCCTTACGGTCAAAATCATTGCGCTTATCAACGGCACGGCGATATTCTGCCTCTGCTTCTAAATAACCTAGAGGGTCACTAGCGCGTAGTTCCTCTGATGGATATTGTGGCATAGGCGGTATTTCACCGTTTTGGATTTGCTGCATCATCTGTGCAAGCATTTGACGCTCTTGGGTCACTTTCTGAGTAACTTCCTCAACTTGCTTCTTGGCTTGCGCCGCTTCAGCCATGCCCTTTTGGATATACTTTTGCCCTGAGTACCCGCGTTTGAGTTCATCTAGGCTTACCTCTTTTTCTTCGCCATCTACTCTGACGCGATAAATAGGTTCCTCTTGAACTTCGCTTTCTTCAGCTTCTTCGTATTCCTCATCCACGCTTTCTTCACTGGCTTGGATCTCAGTGTCATCCACAACTTCAGCTTCAGCTTCCACCGTTTCGGGCTGACCGTCATCAGTTACCTCTACGGCATCTTCTATAGCTTCTTGCGGATTTGGGGCTTCCATTATCAAATTTTCGGCAACAGCCCCTAAGTCATTACCGTTGATTGGGTTAGTCGTGTCCACGGTGCTTTCCCTTCTTCTGAAGGAGCTTTACTGCATCCACATCGGCTTGCAGCAAATGCTCAATTGCATTTAAGGCCCGCAGAATTGCGTGTGCCTCCTCGCGGTTGGATACGTCATCCTTACCGCTACTTGCAAAAACACTTTTTTGATGTTCTCGCAAATCCTCTATGGTTTCTCTAAACCAATCATTTTGCAGCAGAGATTGTGAGCGCTTGGCTCTTGTTTCAATATCCACCAGACATTCCCATCATTTGAGCATTATGTTCCCGAATAGCGTTTTGCTCTTGCTTCACGCCTTCAACGTCAACAGCAGTGCCGTATTTCCCAAGGATCTCAGCAACCTTAACGGCAAGATCCTGCACCATCTCATCACGTTGCAAATCATCATCCATGCCAAGCTTGTGCATTTTATATTGTTGATCCATTTGCGCTTTTACCATGTCAACTTGCGCTTTTGTCTGTGCCTTCATTTGCTCTGTTTGCAGGAAGGCAGCATTTGGATCTGGCTGGGGCTGTTGTGCAGCTTGTTGCGCAGCTTGTTGTTGTTGCTGCATCATCTGCTGCTCAATTTCTGGCGTCATCGGCATGAAATACCTATCAGGGTTTCTAATGCCGCCCAAAGCCAGCATATCGGCCATTGTGTTGCGTAGCTGTGTAAGCGTCACAACGCCGTTCTGAGGCCCGTATGTCTGATATAGCTGTTGCTGTATAGCAAACGCTTGTTGCAACGCCACAGCGCGTTCATTTTCGCGCCCTGTGCCGATACCGACATTAACAATTGCGTCCATCTCCACATCCCACGCCCTAGGATTTACGGGAACAAAAGTACCATTGAGGCGCATTAGTTGCTCATCATCAGTATTTTTAACCATTAACTCTAACATCCGACGAAATAATTGGCGCATACCGCCTTCAGCGAAATTACGGGCTATAACTTCAGCTTGGCCTGTTTGGCCTTCTTGGGATGCAGCGATTGCTGTTGCTGTAGAAGATTTTAAAACGTCTGGATCAAGACCCTGCGCCATTTTGCTAACGCCGGTTTTGTTGTCTACCAATTGGTCAAAATACTGCATCGCCGGTAGAGTTTGACCAGCAGTAAATGGCACTGTCATTTCTGTTACCGCTGCTGGTGATTTGACCCTGATTATTCGGCCGATCTCATTGTTTAAAAGATCGTCAACCGCTACCTGTCCATCTACAATTTGCAATGCTGGATTGTTAGTCAGCGCCACGTTGTCCAAAACACCCCGTAGCATCGCTGTAGCGGCGTCCTGATCGTCCATAACCAAATCTACAAGGGATGTGCCAAAGAAAGCGTGTGGTTCTGGATCGCACTCAAAAATAGCATATGGGATATGATCTGCTTCATAAAAATTTAGCAGCTTATAGGAAGATCCAGCGCACAAAAATTGATACAAGACCGGCACACCAGATCCTTCTATATCAAGCTCCATATATGCTGTTGTTACAGTGATTTTTTTAGACGCTGTAGAGGTGTTTTCATCATCATCATCTGTAGCATATCCACGGCGCTCAAATTCTGCCTCATCGTCCATTGTGCTGTATTCAGAGCCATCAAGACCAGCCAAGTCATCTAAACTAAATCCCATAGCCAAAAGATCAGAAACCCGCATTTCTGTGCTGTGTCCAATGCAGTAGCAATCATCAACAGAACGGGCATTTCTATCTACAAAGAAATCTTCTGGCGGGACACTTTCTATGCATAGATCGCCATGAGGCATTGAACGTGCAATTTTAACGTCATGCTCTGGGGTTTCTACTTCCATCCCCATCTCGTCTACCGTGATGGTCATGCGAGCTTCATGCTCTAAAACCTCTACATCATCCTCTTTGACGATAACAGTAAACGCCTCATCAGTAAGATTGGTAAACGTGTGGATCTCTGTTTCCATGTTTTCTTTATGGTAAACGTAAGCAATCCCCGCTTTCTTCACCATAGCATCTTGGAAAACATCGTTTAGCACACGATACCCATCATGCTGCTGAA